ACGCAATCGTGCGTGGGTTCCCTCCAGAAATAGAGGGGATGGCGCTCGCTAAATCAATTCGATCCGTGGCACCAATTGTGCGCGCGCCCCACGCCATGACTCAGCCCACCAACGGTACGCCCATGGCAGTCTGGATGATATAACAGATCAACGCCGACTGCTGGGCAGCGGTCATATTACTGACCGGAGGTGAGAACGCAGGAGAATAAGAGACTGTACCACCCCCGATCGAAATCGACATCGCGAGGGTATTAACTGAGTTGGTCAGGTCAGTTGTGGTGCAAATCGCAGTCGCGTTGGGTAGCACGAACTGCGCGTTCACAAAGTGCGTGACGATGTTATTGACTTGCGCCGGAGTAAAAACGACAGATGCCATAATATTACTCCCAAACAAGTGAGAACTGCCAAACGCTCTGCTGCGCGAGCGTAAAGTTTGCCGATGGGGCAAAGACGATGACGCAGGTGGCGATGTTGTTGGCAGTCCCAGGTGAGATGGTCAGGGTCTGCTTGTTCTCCAGCAAGACGTCAACGACAGTCCATGTTAGCGTCTGTGTGGCCTCGGTGGTGAAGGCCGATGCGCCGATGGCAGCCCCTGGTGCTGTCTGACCATCATGAGTCGCCCAAGTGGCAGCTCCGCTAGTCGCATTAGCCATTGCCAGGGTGCGAAGCTTGAGTGTGCCAGTCGGGATGACTTCAGGAAGATTGAATTGCAAAACTGCTTGCGCGGCGGCCGCCGAGGTCAGAGATGCGATGGCCGCGATGCCCTCCATGGCGCTGTAGCCAGCCGCAGCACCGGAGCCGCTGGCCGTTGTGCCGATATAGAACTGCGGCGAGAGGTTTCCGCTCGCGCCGCCAACGTAAATGCTCGAGGGTAATAGAGGTCCGCCAGCCATCTGGCTCTCCTAGAACTGAGTGTAGTACACGATCCCAGCAATGGTGGCTACGCTGAAGTTAACGCATAGAGCGTTGCCCACTGGAATAGTAATGGTTACATAGTCGATGTGATCGGCAGAGGGTGCTGTGGAATTGACGTTCTGTGCAGGGATTGGCGTTACTGTACCTGTGCCACAGTTGGAACCTGTACCGTATGAAAAGGCAAAGGTGCCTGTGGCAGCGGTGTTGGTGACGTGCCAGCCACAAATGGAGATGCTCTGACCAGCAACTGCGGCAATTATTTGCGTCAAGCCGGTTGTGCCAACTGGCATAGGCGCTATCTTCGTGCAGATCAAAAGGTTCCCTGGACCAACGATTGGACCTTGGGAAAGTGCGCTAGAGCTTAGCGCGAACGCCAGCCCTAGCGCGAGGAGAAGACGCTTCATTGGACCTGACTCCAGGTCGTGTTGCCCGCAGTATAGATCAGTTTGACACAAGTTCTCGCTGCGAGGGTGGTTAACGCTGTAGTAGCGCCGGTTGCGAACACTTGCGGCGCTGTGGCTGTGATCGTCACAACCTGCGTCGCAAAGGCACCATTGGAAGTATTGCAGAACGAGACTATAGCACCGTCAAGAACTGTAGGATTGACTGCCATATTGAAGGTCACGCCAGATGTTGATTGGACTGGCATGATGACTGAGTTCTGCACATTAGTAAGCTGTACAGTGCCTGTAGTGGCAGCAGCGAGGGAGTAATAGCCCCACGAGCTACGTGTCTGGTATGCACAGACAAAGCCAGTAGATGGTCCTCCCGGGCCTTGACCTGCATTCCAGCACTCATTGCCAGAGAGAGCATTTTGGGCAATCGGCTGGGCCCAAAGCCAGCTCACAGCCAGGGCAGCACACGCTACCCCAGCCGCGAGTCCGTACGCAAAGCGCCGCATTAGTTCGCCACAACGACACCAGGAGGATACCCACCAATGAACTGGTCATGGAGGGTTCCCTGGAACATCTGATCGAAGCGATCAACAACAATAGTTCCAAGCAGCCATGAGTTTGGTCCGGCTGCTGTACCCGTTGAGGTGAAGGTTCCGACTATTGTGTAGTTAATACGAAGGAACCTTGGGACGCCCACGCCTGGAGGCGGCCGAGGAATGTCCATATCGTACAGGCGAACACCAGGGAGTAAGCTCGCCGTGGCGACAACTGGCGAAGTGTACCAGGCTGTGAAAGCGCCTGCACCACCAGAACCATTATCAGGGGCACCAGCGATGGCTACCTGCAACGATGTTCCACCAGCGAACGTGCCTACGCACTGAATAAGAATCTTCAGTGCTGGATCGTCACCAATGCCCATGTCGCGGGCGCCTTGGCCGCTGGCCAGCACAGGGACACCTGGAGGCGCTACGATATGCAAGTCAACGATGTTGCTGCTATTCGCCTGAGCAGCGATGACGTCAACGTAGGAAGGCGTGACACCACCTACGACGTTACCAGTGAAGAGATATTGTGAGTCAAGGATCATGGGGCACCTATGTCACTGCAGATTCGTTATTGAGTAGAGCATCGCACGTCCGAACAGGGAGGCCTCGGAACGTGGTAACTGGCTTACCCTCGAATTCTTCAATCCGGAGCAGGACGTTAGTCTTGTTCATGGCTTGGAGATCGAGATAGGTTCGAACGACGCGATTGCAATAGATAACTGCGCGGCCCATGTCAGCTCTGATCTCGGGAGTGTCCGAGGTCTGGATCGTAGTGGCCGACGCAGGTGCAGTGGGCAACCTATACAACGCTCGGATGATGAGGTTGATAAGGTTCGCCGCGCTAACACCAGTGAGCTGCGTCACGTCGATGTTTGCAACCCTGGTCCAATAGCGCCAGTCCCTTAGTACCAAACCAATCTCCCACTTAAAGTGGTCACGATAGGCCTGGTACGTGTTACCAGCGCTGTCCTGGACAGGCCACTCGCCCATATCCCGATGCTGCAGGCCAGTGATTTTGCCTTTCGGGAATGTTGCGTGGCAGGTATCAGAGCCCCACACACCGACCCAGAGGGAGGTGTTTGTGTTGGAGGCTCCGCCGCCACTCAGGACGTTTGTTGCTGTCTGCGCGTTCGCCACTGTGATGGTGGAGTAGCGAGGCGAGAAGCCAGTAAAACGCTCTGGATTGGTGGACTGGTTGCCATAGAAGATAGTGGTGGCAACCTGTTGGCTCATGCCCTCGAGGAAGGCTTTGACCTCTGAGAGTCGGAACTCGGCAGTGTTGCCGTTGAGGTCAGCGATGTCCTTATCGATAACGGCATAAGTTTCCAGGTTGCCGACTGTGTCGACGATCTGGGCAGTCGTGCTCTTGGCATTGGGCACGCCTTGGTTCAACAGTCGCCATGTGGCCTGTGGGAGACCTGTACGAACCGTTGTCTTGTGGCCGGTGGGCAAGTTGCCCTCCAGTACCAACATGTCTTCGAGAATTTCGTTGGTCTGCGAGAGCAGCTCGATGATGGTGGCTACTTTGTAGCCATCGTCCATCCTTTTCGCCCAGTCGCCATAGGTAAGTGCAACTCCACCTACGGTAGCCATAACCTAACTCCTTTCTAGCCCGCTGTGGGCAAGCCGGGATACATTGATTGAGCAAGAGAAGGTCTGGCACCTTGCGGCCGAGCAGCCGGCGAGGGTCCACCTGCCGGTGCTGCTTTGCCTTCAGTGACCATTGAGGCAAGCTTATAGAAGGCACGGATAAACGCTGGATTATTTCCGGCGCCCGTGTAGTCCATAGCTTCTCTGAACTCTCTTGCTAGTTTAGGGTCGCCAAGGCCATCGATTGCTCTCGCTACGGTTTCCCTGACTTGATCAAGCTTACCACCGATATCGGGGTCGTTCCTGATCTCCGTACGCCATTTCTCTTGGGTTTCTTGCCACACTTGATATGGCGCCGTCTCGGCCCTTACGATTTCTTTACCGTAAAGGTCCATGAGCTTCTGCCCTTCAGCCTGAGTCAATCCCATCTCTTTGAAGGTGCTATGCACATCCTTCATGCTGTCGGGGTTATACTCAAAGCCTTCTGGGGCTCTAAATTCTGCGTAGGTCTCTGGTGCGCCAGTTCGAGGCGCTGCACGAGGGACGTTTAATTCAGACGGCTTCGTCTCCGCCTGTCCACTCGACGGCGATTTTTCCTGTGGCGAGGTCACTGTAGAGATCGAGCTGGAGCGCGTCTGGTCCCTGATTTCCCCCGTTGCCGTCCGAGCGTCGGGCTGATTCGGCTGCGGATTCGATTGCGGAGTCTCGTTCATATGCTTCCCTCATCATTAGAGCGAACTGCTCTGGACAATACTT